CTTATTGAAGCTGGGCTACAAAGCGTGATTTTGGAGCGGGGGCCTTGCGCCCCCTTCCTTTGCATGTAAATTAGTCTTGGGTAGATGCGTCTATGGAACCGCCCAAGACAATTACGACATTTATGGAAGACGAGTGCGTCTCTGTGACTGTCGGTAATCTGACTGGGGTTATTTCAAGCGCTCAGCTTGTAGAGCCCAAGGAAAATCAGCTCCGTCAAAGGTGGCTGGAAGAAAACGCCATTCATGACGATTGATCCACAAGACGCCTTGGCTTCGTTGCGTCAATGGCAACTAGAACAGGACAACTCAGGCCCATTCAGGGTTTACAGAGATCAAGAAGGTCAGATTTATCATTCAGTCACGCATATCCTGAAGCACACAGCCCCTCAATCACAGAAAGATGCATTGGAGCGTTGGTCCAAAAGAGCAGGCAGTGGTTTGGAGCGTGACCTTGCCTGTGATCGCGGGACCATTGCTCATGAGCACTGTGAATATGTTCTCAAGACAGCAGCAAAGCTGGCCCGTCAAAGTGCCAACAAGAAAGGAGCGTGGAAGGTTTGGGATGATGGTTTGGCACGTCCTCCAAAAGCCATCACCTCCTGGGCACTTAAGAAGTCGAGCGAAGGAGCGCCGAAAGTTGCATGGCCCGCCCGTGAGTACGCCAGAGGTTTATCCGACTGGTTGGTAGGTGGAACGGTAACGGCCATTCATGCCAGTGAATTTAGTGTTAGTAGTGACGATGGGTTTGCTGGAACGGCAGATGCGTTAATTGATACGCCATTAGGTTTGACGATTTGTGATTTCAAGACAAGTAGCCGTGAGGCTGATAAGCCAGAGGCATGGCTAAAGGATCACCAAGACCAGCTTGGTGCATACAGTCTTGCCTTACGAGAACGATCTGGTCTGCGTTGTACAGCTGGAGCGGTAGTTATTGCAAAGTCAACAGGTTCAGTGCAGTTACGGATGCTGACTGAATTAGAGCTACGAGGTTGCGAAGCAAGATGGACCGAACGAAACAACCTATATAAGGAGATGTTATTGAACGGAGAGGTTATGTGATGGAGGAAGCGTTAGACGAGATCTATCGCGGTAAAAGTAACGTAGCCGTCAAAGCAAAAGAACTAGGCATTTCAACGGAAGAATTGAAGCGCCTAGTTCGTGATTACATATTAGAGCGTCCGTTAGACACGAACGATTCTGATGTTTGGAGCGGGGATGTGGAGTTAGGTTGGCCCTGGAATTAGGTTATAGGCTGTTTAAGGTGTTGGGTCAAAGTTTAATTCGTTTTCAAGCTGAGGGATGACTTCATCTTCCAAGAGAGAACGCATTGAATGAGTCAAGTGTTCATCCATTTGATGACGATTATTTTCACGGTTAATGACACCTTTAAGGATGTCAAGTGCGCGTTGAATTTTGTCGCACTCATATTCTTGTTTAGGTTGGTAGTGATACATCACCATTCGACTTCCTCTGAGAGTTGTGCAAGTTTTTGTAGTGATTCAAGACTATCCATCTGGCGTTTACCAGCTGCATAAATTGGATCGTTTATACCTGTGGCAAGATCCATATCTTGTTCAACAAGTTTGAAGCAAAATTCAATTCGTTTGGATGGATCAAAAGCAAAATGAGCAGAGGCTTTGCTTTTTTCACTACCAAGAATTAAGCAAAGTAATTGATTGATGGAGCGTTTGATTTGATTTCTAGTAATCATTTGAGGTTGCGATTGCGTTCAGCAGCGTCAGGGATAGACCTTTGTAGATCTTCCCATTCAGCTTGTCGTTCACGTTCTTCTATCTCTTCATCAGAAGGAGGCCATGGATCTCGAAAGTCTGATGGGCAAAGATCTTCGTAAAGATCGTCATAATTTTTGCGGTTAGTCATTTTGATTTCTCCTTGGTTTCGGGTTGGTTTACTGAGTTTTGAAGCGCTTCCCATTTGAGTTTGAAAGCGTCGTATTGCTTGCTGATCTCGTCAACAACATTGTCAAACTCTTGTTTAGTGGAGCGTGCATTCTTATTGAGTTCAATGGCTTTTTGTGCAGCTTCGAGCGCAAGTCTCCTTAACGTGACAGCAACATCTAGTTGATAATCAACGAACAGCTCCGGGTGAATGCCGTAGATTTTGTGCATGGAATCTTCATCACCTTCAGAGGTGCATTGCCATTCGTCTCTAACTTCTTCGATGCGATCGGCTGAAGCGTAGAAAGCAAAGGATTGACGCATTGCCTTAGCGCTAAAGCGCTCATGCTCTTGAAACTGCTCACGCAGCTCATCGCGTTGTTTTTCAAGCCTCTGACGTTCAGGTTGTTGCAAAAGCCAGTTGTAATAGTCAAGTGTCATTGGTTTGATGATGTGAGATTTTTGTCTCAATACTTTTGAGACTGATGGCCGCCCATGCGGTGAAGGCGTTCAAAGGCTCTAGAAAGCTGCATTAGCTCCTGCACGTTGTGTTGTGCAGATGCTTCCATCCAGGCTTGCTCTAAGTCACGCAGCATCGCGTCACGTTGTTCAAGCATGGGTATTGGAGCGTCAACATCGTGAACGATGTCCTCGTTTTGCATCTGAGTGCTTGCTAAGGCAACGTCACGAAAGCTGGTAGCTCTGCTAATGCTGAATAGCCTTTGAAGTCTTAAAGAAACCGCTGAAGGTCCATAACCAAGACTTAGAAGGCGCTTGGCTTCTTCAACATGTTTGCCTTTAATTTCATTGGAGCGTTTCAAGACAACAGTGTGATAAACAGCACTTGATTGTCTTGGCGAAAATCAACGCGGATGGTGTCGCCAAGGTCAGAGGTGACGTGATCCAGTTGGGTCAGTCCCATGGCTTTTTTAGCCTTGCGAACGATCCACGGTCCTGAATACTTGGACGGGATCATCACGTCTTCACGGTTGACCCATGAATAGTTTGCTTCACCACCAAAGGTGTCGGTGTGTTCAAGCTGCCATCGAAGGCAGGCAGTGCCTTTAGAGTCCATTGATAGGGTTGGTTTTATTGGAGCGGATCAAGCAGGGCTTGATTCCACCTACTAAAATCTTACAAGAACAAATCACTTGCGTCAACGGCCCCATTCATGACCGATCCGCTCCCTACTAAAACTATTCATTTCTGCCCCGACGAATGGGCTCTTATCCTTGAAGCTCTCCATTCATATAAAGAAACTAATGATGGTCGCAAGGTTGCTGGTCGCCTTAACTGGGTGCGTGCCAAGCTTCAAGACTGTAAAGGTGAAAACTGCCTGATTCGGCTTAACTCATAAAAAAGCCCCATAACGGGGCTTCATTTATAGATAGAACGTGAACTCCAGGCAGTCGCAAGCCTTGATCCCGTAAGGTTGCGCGTCATGATACTTGCTGAAAAATGGTTCTTCAGAACAAGTGACAATCGCCCCCTCTCCAATGTCATTCATGAATTCATCAATGACTGCTATCTCAGCATCACCGGCTCCAGCATCATTCAAGCTGAAAGATGTTGCGTCTCCGTTGATAAGATAGCTTGCCCAATGTGCGGGCAGATCATACTTTTCAGTGATCATAGAAAAATACCCGGCAATTAAGCCGGGGATAATTGGAGCGGAACTAACAACATGCCAACGCGGCTACATTGTAGATTTGATCAATCGGGAAGTTGTGACCTTCGAGATCTGATTCCCTGTAAAAATACAAAGAACAACCCCTAGGATCGCCCTGGTGATAGATCTTGCCGCCACATTCAGCGGCTAGTCTTTGGGCTTCTTTGAGGTATTTTGCCTCACGATTGGCAATCACCGGACCTTTAACGGTTGGCGTTCCCCATTGATCGGGTCGATACCTTCTTGGAATTGTGCAGTCGTCATCATCCCATTGAATAAATCCGTTGCATTCATCCTCTGCCCATCTATGCAGATGCCGTTCGATCTGGCATAGCCTTTGGAACGTTGCTGATGGCAGTCTGTTGTGTGCTTTTAATAGGTTTTTCATGGTAAAAAAACCCCGGATTATTCCGAGGCTTTTAGGATAAACTGTTTTGTGGGATTGCACTTTTTCAGATAATCCACCTGTTTGAGTGCATTATCTTTAGAAGTGTTCGGAAGATGTAAAATCTTCTCATCCCGTGATTCTGTGATGCAAATAATCACCATGGCGTGACAGACTCCAGTCTGTGGTAATAATTGGGGCGATTCCTCGCAGCGTAGAAAAGAAGCCTTTCGGCTTCCCTCCTGCTACGTGGTGACCCATAAGTGATCCAGCCGAGGCCCCCAGATTGTGGGATGCCTCGCCAGACTTGCACTAGGTAAGCCATCAGCGAATCAACCTTACGTAAGGTTGGCTGCCGCTATGAGTGAAACTGGAGCGGCTCGAGTCCGGCTGATAAAAGAACAGCCAGACTGAAGCCGCTGCGGTTAACGCGATCAATGACCGCGTGGCAAACGTTTCGAGCGTCATTACTTGGACTTCGCTTCGTCATTAACAAACTCCATCGGAGTATCACGCTTGCGGAACTCATCAGTCAGCAGACTGATCAGCTCCTCTTGTGTGGAGCGGCTCAAGCGGTGGACTACGTACTCCTTCAGGGCATCTCGAAAGGTGCCATAAGGGAGACTTAGTTCGATACTGTCGCCGCTGGTCTCACAAGTAACTGAAAGACTGCTGCTGTAAATATCAACCCGACCACGTGTGATGGCGTGGTGTGTTGTTGTCTTGGTTTCCATTGGTAGAAATTAGTAAATGGGTTCGGCTTTTTGTCCCTTGCTGAGAGCGCTGCTGTGAGGCAGTGAACCCGCTCCGCACGTTGTCAGGACTGCCAGGGTGAACCCGTAGCGGCTGCGATTGGAGCGGGATCGCTCTCAGGTGGACATATTCAGTTGTCAAGGTGCGGTTGGGGCAGGTCTGTCACCCCTGCCTAACTATTGTATCACGCTAGTGGTGATACTTACCAGCGCTGGCTGAGTGAGAAGAACTCTCTCCTCCTTTGCTGATATCAATAGTATATCACTCCAGTGGGTACACGTAGGGGGGCAGTGTGCCAGTTTTTGCATTGTCTTACAGGAAGCGGGGAACTTAAACATATATCTGCTCAACAGTATTCATGTAATAAAAAAGCCCCCTTAAGGCGGGGGCAGGGGTCAAATTTTTAAAGCGTCGGATCAGTCGTCCTTATTTTCAATAGAGATTTTGAGTTCAGGTGCTTGGATATTGACAGTTTCAACGGATTCACCGATGACGCGTCCAATAGAGTCAAGCACTTGGCTGGCGGTTTGCAGTTGTCCTTTCTTCAGAGCCTGATTAAAGAGTTTGGTACGCATGTGCTGAAGACGCGCCAACATATTTTCGCGATCAGCTTTCCAGTCTTCATCAACGATTTTTTTAACATCTGCCCAATCGCGCCAAGCGGTTTGAATTGAGACCTGTTCTTTTTCAGCGTGATCGTAAACAAGAGCTGTTGACGACAGTCCTTCGAGTTGACGTTTGTAGAGCCGTCGAACGCGAGCTTGTTTAGCTTCTGTCAGTTCAGGCTGCATTACTGTTTCGACCTTGTTTCTTTGGATAATAACTTGTTGGGTTGCGTTGTGGAACGGTTTGCGGGGGGGTAGGGGTTGAAAATCTGTGTAATGTAATAGGCATGAGCACAAAAACAGAGCCTATTAGCCTGAGATGGGCACAAGGGCAGGTTTATTCGAGCGAAAAACGCTTTCGAGTATTGGTAGCGGGCCGTCGATTTGGCAAATCGTACTTGTCTTGCGTTGAATTGGTACGTGGAGCGATTGAGAAGCCAGGGGAGACATTTTTTTATTGTGCTCCGACGTATCGAATGGCGAAAGATATTGCGTGGCGAGCATTAAAGAAGTTAGTTCCGAAGGTATGGATTCACAGTAAGAACGAAACGGACCTACGAATCGAGCTAATCAACGGTTCAACGATTGAGTTGAAGGGTACAGAGAACGCTATGGCGTTAAGGGGCCGAAGTTTATCGGGTGTAGTGCTGGATGAGGCAGCATTTATGGATGCGGAGGTATGGTTTGAGGTTATCCGACCTGCTTTAGCGGATAAGGAGGGCTGGGCATTATTTATTTCAACACCAGACGGTACAGCTAGCTGGTTTTACGACTTGTGGTGTTATGTACCTGAGGATGAGACTGGGGATTGGAAGAGGTGGTGTTATACGACGATTGAAGGCGGCAATGTTAGTAAACATGAGGTTGAAGCAGCCCGCGCTCAATTAGACACTCGAACATTTCGTCAAGAATTTGAGGCGAGTTTTGAGAATCTGACTGGTTTAGTGGCGGTCAGTTTTTCAGACGACAACATTTCACCAGAAGCCAAGGATATTTCTATTCAACCGTTGTTGTTAGGCGTTGACTTCAACGTAGATCCAATGTCTGGCATTTGTGCGGTCAAGGATGGGGAGACGTTGTATGTATTTGACGAGATTATGTTGACGGGTGGAGCGACGACTTGGGATTTTGCGGACGAGGTAACTCGTCGATACGGTGTAGATCGCAGAGTTATTGCTTGTCCTGACCCTACGGGCGGTGCCAGAAAAACGAGTGGTGTAGGCGTAACAGACCACGCAATTTTGAGGCGTAGTGGCTTTACAGTTCAAAGTCCCAGATCACCATGGAAGATTCGAGACAAGATCACGGCAGTCAACACCGGGCTAATGGATGCTTCTGGAGCGCGAAGGGTAAAGATTCATCCAAGGTGTAAGGAGCTAATCAAGTCGCTTCGGACGTTGACGTATGCACCTGGGACGGGTTTACCGAACAAGAATTTAGGAGTGGACCATGCGTTTGACGCATTTGGGTACTTAGTGCTGCAGCAATTCAACC